TAGTCTTTCTTTAAAGCGGCTTTATGCCTTGGAATCCAAAGGCGACCACGAAAAAAGCATTTTCTGATACAAACATAATTCATCTTTTTTGGGCCGGACTCCGGTGGCAGATCTGTATCTTTGCCCGGATCAAGGTTCTTATCGTTCTTTGCCATGATTAACACTCCTTACAGTTTAAAAATTACGACCTACAGAGCGTCAGCCATTGCTCTCCAAGTATTCCGATCAATACCCAAGCCAGCGAAAAGCTTACCAGCTGAAGGTGTTCCAACCGTGGTGTAAGAGAGCCGTACATACCGCTGAAGATTGATAGGCAATGAAGAGAATTTGAACTGATAGCCAGCAACCAAACTGGCCGTAGCAATAGCCCCGGAGTCTAAAACAGACTCAGGTGAGCTAAAGGATGAATTATCATCGGCCTGCAAGACTACCTTCAAGCTGGTGGCAGTTGCAAAAGCTTCGGTGACTTGAACGATAAGTTCAAGAGGCTCTCCTTCGCCCATATTAACCAAACCAAGGTCGATGTAGTTTGTGGATGCCACAGACCCCTCAGTGGTCAACGCCTGATCCTCACTGAAAAGATTCGATTTATCAAACATACTCATTTTACTTCTCCTTTGTTAAAAAAGTTTATTAACCAAAGAACTAAGAAACCAAGGTTTCAGCATTGGTGAGTGCATCACTGCGTTTAACCGGCACACCGTCAAAACCCGTCACCGATTTTCCAGCAACCTGATCCAAAGTGATATGAACGTTGTTGGCATTCTTGATCTGCCTACGCAGGAAGCTGCGGATCGTCCGGTTGCAGTAAAACACAGGTCGCCCGGAACCCAACGAAGGCGGGATCTCAAGAGCCTGAACCATCAAGTCCACCAGATCTGAACCGGTGGCCGCATCTTTGGTAAGGTTGGAGACATCAATGTTGCAGATCCGCACGATGTATCTCCAATCCGGCATGGCAAGCCCGGCTTTCCACTGGTAATGAGAACGGAAACCCTGATAGTGACCATCAGCAGCATCCGTAAGGGTGGTTTCTCCAAGGTCTTCGGCCAACAAACCGGCCTGTGACCCCTTGGGGTAAATACCGTGAACAGTGCGATCACCCCACACAATCAACCAGATGGAAGTGTTGTCGGAGCCAGTGCCATCCCCAAGCAGGATATTGTCACCGTTTTCGGCAGTGGTATCGTTAAAGCGGGGAGCCATTCCAAGAAACCGCTCAGGGTCAGTAGCCGTGTTGCCATACCACAGGGTATCAGCCATTGTCTGACTCATGCCTTCTATATGGGCTTTGTCCTGAGACAGCCGGAAAGCTTCGGTGTTACCGTTGAGCATGGCAAGGTCTTTATCGACTTCACCATAATCTTCCAGCATTCCACAGACATCATCGACCTGCACGACCTGCCCCTTGGTTACCGGAACACCGTAGTTGAGCAAACGCCATGCCGGGGTCGGCAACCCGCCGCGCACCGTATGCCGGTGGCCTGTGGGCAGGTTTCCTTCCAGCCACATCATGTCATCCAGAATTTCATTGGTTTCGTTCAAGATCTCAATGACCTTAGCTATCGTGCCATCAGGGTCATTGTGCTTGGCCCAATCAGCAAGGGTAATTACTGCATTCGCCATTTTACTTCTCCTTTCAAGAGAGTTTTAAGCCTATATGCTCTCGAGATGAGCGCTCAAGGGCATAAAAAATTTACCTGTTGTGTTTAGAGTTTGGGTAGAAAGGCTTTGGATCTGCCTTATGATCACCCGTTACAAATTTGTCCTCATCAATTGCCTTTCCTATCTTCCAAAAACAGCGGATCACTTCCGGGTGGCTACCAATGCGAGTGTCTTCAAAAAGCTTGGTGAGCTTTTCAGAACCGAAGAACTTGACAGCCTTTATAGCTACCCCGATCTTCTCCTTGTAATCGGAGCCGCCGATTTCCTCATCGGCCTTGACCTCTCCAATCCAAGTCTCTTCAGCTTTTTTCAACGCCTCATGCTGAACATCGATGAAGCCCTGAGCGCTTTTAAGCTGCATGTCCACCAGCTTTTGCGCTTGCTCCTGAGTCAGATCCAGCTCCTTAGCCAAGGTGCCGATCTCAGTGATCTGCACCTCTTCCAAAGGACTTTTCTCAGGAAGCTTGAAAGCGTCATAGGTTTCCGGCGCACCCGTCTTTTTTTGATCGTCAGTTTTCTGTTGATCGTCAGTTTTCTGTTGATCGTCAGTTTTCTGTTGATCGTCAGTTTTCTGTTGATCGTCAGTTTTCTGTTGATCGTCAGTTTTCTGTTGATCATCGGTCTTTTGCTGATCGTCAGTGTTATTTTGTTGATTCAGCAAAGTTTGGTCATCGTCGCCCATTGTCTAACTCCTTCGTCTTTAAAATGATTAGTTGAATTTTATCCGGCGCAGCTTCGCAGACATCTGCGAAGATCTTCAAGGCCAGATTCCTCATGCCCTCATTGAAAAACGTGGTGCTGTTTCCTGTAAAGGATGAGGAAAACACCTTACCGTCTTCCAATATCTTTGAAAAGACCCGGACTCCTTCAGGAGTTCTGAGGATCTTTTTAAGATCACTTAAATGCTGATCCCGTTTCAGCTTTGCTTTTTCTCGCTGGTCAGCTACATGCTTGGGATTAGCTGCATTGTATGGCTGCTTTTTATCTTTCATTGTATAAACCAATCCGATCTGCGTCTGCCAATAGGAGTACAACTCCCCCAATCTTTGGAACCGGACACCAGTTCATAATTGATTACTTTACAGGAAGCTGCAACGCCGGATAGATCTACATCACCGCTGTAGGCTCCCCCAAAGATAACAGTTAAATAGTCCTCAGTCGGTGACCATGCCGCACTTCCTGAAGGTATGACAACAATATCGCTATCTAATAGATATTCTGCGGTTGGATCAGTTGTTATAACTACACCGGGGCATGATATAGTAATGGTGCCGGGATCAGTAAACCCGGTAATTGTTGTGTCAAGATCGTTGCCATCACCATCCCGCATATATCCTTCGCCCATATCAATAGAGGAAATTGCCAAATCCGAAGATTCTCTCATAGCATTTACAGCTACCCAATCGCCATCAACAAAAGAGTACCCCCCACGAATTTCAAACACTATATACCATTTGCTGTTCTCTGTGTACTGCCCGATATAAGGTCCGAAATAGTTGGTGGATACAGGGTAATCTACCTGATAAGTAATGTAGGGTGCTTCCGGGTTGCCAATATTAATCATCTGCTCTGACACTTCCCAAGCCGGATAGACACTATCCCCGATACCAATATCAAGCGTCCGACTTGAGCTAAACCTTGATCCTGCCGCCTCCTGAAAATCCCAAGTTCCGGCAGCGGCCAAAACCGGATCGGCTGGTGCCGGGTTCACCACAGCGTCCATATCATTTGCACTTAAAGCGGCATCCCAAATTATTATTCTATCAAGATGACCATTGAAATACTGTCCTGCTGCGCTTCGTCCTATATATACGGCGGCATTACTATTTGTCATTACAGCGGTGGTGCCTGTAAGATCTGTGCCGATATGATTTCCATCCTCATCATAGAGCCTGATTATATAGGCACCAGAAGCGTTACCGTCATAGCTAACAAACCCCTGATACCATGTATTGCTATCACAAGTTGTGGCGTGTTCGATACTAAGATCCCAAGAAGCGCCATTGCCGAATTTAACGTACACTTGGTCATAATTTATATAAATTCGTAAAAATAAATTACTCGTAGCTTCTTTGGCGAAAACAGCATACGGGTTGTTATGATCGTTTACATTAAACCAAAAGCTGATAGTAAATTCATCACTCGTTGCTATCCCGTATTGATCAGCACTTCCAGCCAATGATAAATATTGATTGCTTCCATTATATTCACCGGAGGCGTCGCCCTCAATAAAATCTCCTACGTCTGTGTCAGCAGTGACACTGTTATTATTGGTAAGAGTGTAGGAGTCCTTGCTGTCAGTGGTGATCGCACCATCATCTTGAGAGTACAGTGCTTTACAGTTAGAGTCCGTAGAGCAGTCAAATCCCCCACCGCCACCGCCAGCCCCGCCGCCGACAGTATCATACAAATCTCCCCATATTTGATCAATTTCTTCAACTGTGAGTACATCATCAAAGATCACTATATCATCAATGTTGCCGGGAAATGGGTATGATCCTCCTTGAGCACCAATGTAAATATCACCAGCTTCAGTAAGATTGACAGCACCGCCTACTGTGCCAGTTAAATCAGTTCCGACTGTTGTGGTTTCTGTTTTAATTCTGATACGATAATTTAAAGATGAATCAAGTGTTATAGCAAAGAAATACAATATATTTTCTGATAATACCGAAGTGTGGGTTACGGTGGACCAATTAGCACCGCTATTTATTCCAAAAGATACTGCTAACTGTCCGGCCACGTCAACAGCTATTCTGATACAGGCTTCACCTGTGTCTGTTTTTGCGAATATTACTTTACGATTAGTTCCTATGCTTGTGATTTTAAATCTACCGGTCACCGATAACTCTGAAGACGAGTTCCATCCAAAATCGGCTGCCGATCCTGTTCTGGAAAAGTATTGATCTGTGCCATTAAAAAGTGCGGAAGCTGTTTGTCCCGTAAGTACCCAATAATCCCCGGCATCTGTATCTGCTGTTACCGTTCCATGATCTGTCAGCGTGTAAGACCCAATGCTGTCAGTTGTCAATGCGCCGGATTCAAATTGGAAATGGGCCTGTGTGTTGCTATCCCCACTATAATCATTGCCACTTCCTTCTGGTGGCGGCTCACCACCCCCACCTTCTCCTTCAAGGTAAAGCACTGCTCCGACTTCAAATCCAGTGCCTTCATCTGCTTGCGCTCCGGTCACAACAGTAAACGGAATGGAAGCATAATCACATTGTACTGGATCAAGTGCCCGATTGTAAGGACTCACTAAGGTATCATCGCCGGAATTGATTGCTTCAGACCCGACCTGTGGAGCAACATCCACTATGGTTGGGAGAGTGCTTGGAGTAATAGCGTTGAAATAAGACATTGCCGTTCTGTATAGACCCGGATCTCCCGTACATGCAATGTCATTTACTCCTACTGTATTGCTGTCTGGAGTACCATCACCGCACCAAAGATTGTAATTTACATCTCCTATATCGTCATGGAAATCGCTCGGAGTACCTCCTGTATCTGTCCAAATGACGTTGTTTTTTATTTCATTTCCGCTATATGTTTGTGTAACTATCCTATCATAAAAAATACCAGTTGTACAGTTAATAACAGTATTGTTGAAGACTTTTACATCTTTGAAGTCACTTGACACTGGATCATATTTCGCCATATCGATGCCTTTGTGGCATCCAATAACAACATTGCTGTAGATATCATGGTCCGAATTAAGCGGAAGATCAGGATCAGTTCCACCTTCATCATATACTCCAATTCCTCTTCCTTCTGTATCTCCTTGGTCGTATGCCCAAGGATCTTTTGTGCCATCTGCTGTTCTTACAACCAAATTGCGCCGGATAGTAAAACGATACCCACCACCAGTATAGATACCCATTTTAGTATTAACTGCCACATTATCTTCTATTACTCCGTCATAGCAATTATGATAAGCACCATAACCTTCGCCGCCCGTTGAATAGATTTTATTGCCCCTAAAAACAAAATCATGGCAACCTGTTGTGGAACCGATAGATGCAGGAATATTAGAGCCGGGAATAAAATATCGCTGCAACCCAACGATGTAAACATAGCTGTTTTCTACCAAAAAGTCATAGCAATATTTACTGAACTGAATACCTATGTTTATGCAATGGTGAACTACACAGTTATTGACCGTAATATTAAAACAGGTATTGGTGAATAATATGCCTTTCCCTTTACTATACCGTATCTCAAGATTTTTTATTGTAATGTCAGATTTCCCATAGGCATAGAAAATTGAAGATGAAGCATTAAGACTACCATCTGGATTATAGTTTAAATCTTGCGCTGTAAAATCCCAACCACCGTCTATAATCGGTCTGCCATCTTCATTTACTCCCAATACTCTTGTTATTTCATCATCATCAAGATACCACGATGTAATAGTTATGTTGGATGCGGGTATTGAATGCGACTCTTCGTAGAATACTTCACCGCATTTATATGCAAGGGTATCGCCGTCACCCAATGACCCAACAGCTGCATTCCAACTCGCATGGGTGCCGCCAGTACCTATATAATAAGTAGCAGCTTCAACGTTACCGTATAAAGCTAATAGGAGAATAAAAGCAAACAGAAAAAGCTTTTTCATTTTTCTACCCTTTTTTAAATAGTTGATTGCTATGTCCGGTATCTAATAAAATAAGAAGCCCCTGTTCCTGTAACAGCGACATAGATCCCATTTCTGCAAACTTCTGGAAAAGTCCAAACTTGGCCCCCGTAATGGTACGCACCGGTAACAGTAATCTCCGTTATCACTTTTCCTGATGCTTCTGTAGCGTCATAAACAATAATTTTAGCATCATTCACCCCATCTGTTACCACCTGCACACCAGTAATCCAGCAGACCCCACTATAGACAAGGCTACTTGCCGTCAACTCTCCCGTTCCAAGCGACCCGTCAATAGCGAAAGCCGGTGATAAAGTAATTAGAAAAGCTGCCATAAATAGTAATAAAAATCTTTTCATTGTTAATCTCCTTTTAAACACCAGTTAAAGCTTTTAAAGCACTGTTTCCTTCTGTATCCGTTTCGGAAAGAGTCTTAGCACTCTGAATAGCCCTTTCGGTATTTTCAATATCCCGCTGCTTCTGGATCTGCTCTGCCTCAAGATCCAGCTTCTTTTTAGCTTCTTCGTCCGAAGCAATCACATTGACCGGCACCCCAATCATGGCAGCGTATTCATCAACTGCTTGCATGGAGTTGAACTTGTGCCGGGCTTCCGGCCAGATCTCAGCCATGGAGCCGACAAAGCCAGCGGTCTGCTCAATGCTGGTGATCCCCACCATCTTCTGCGCCTGAGCCAGCAGGCTGATATACTCGACCTCAAGGCTCTCACCGTCTTCCAGCTCTTGAGGCGGCTCCGGGATCAGCCCCATCTTGTCCATGATGTCGTAGGTGCGATCAATCACCCGGTCCAGCAACTCAGGCTGAAGCCTTTCCACCACCGGGCCGACTGCCAGCAGCTTTTCCTCATGCCGCTCAGCCACTTCCCTTGCAGTCATCTCCTTATCACCGCCCAAAGCCAGCATCAGGAACAGATCATTATAAAAGCCTTCCTTGATCGCTTCCTGAACCTTTTCGATCTTATACTCCATTTTTTCAAAATCGGGCCTAACTTCATAGGTCGGTGCAAGACCCTGCTGACCTTGCGTGATATCAACGTAGTTGACTCCACCGGATATGATATTAGCCCCTATCTCTTTCAGGCTTGTCGGAGCGTTCATCGGCGGGTCCACCAGCTTATCCAAGGCTATTAGCCCCTTCTCCTGCATCTTTTGCAGCATCATGACATCCGGCAGGGTGTCCATGCCCGGTGACCGACCATAGATCTCAGAGCCGGTTGTATCCCAACGGGGAGCCATGACGGGGAAGATATCGTAGCCCGACTCCCTTAAAAACTTGTCCTGATCCTCACTGCTTTCTTCATAATAAACCGATATCCACGGTTTATTTTTAGCATCGACCTTACCCTCTTTCCGGTCAGTGTTAGGCTCAAGAGCATGGATGACAGTTACCCACTGATCCTTGTTGTTTTCCTTGGTATATCTCACAACATTTGTGGACACATTTTCTTCACCGAACTTGTCCACTACATTCTTTGCGGTCATCTGGATCTGCCGGTATAGGGTGTCAACACGCAGAGAAGCGTCAGTTGCAATGAAATATTCCCCTATAGTAAAAGGATAGCACCGGATCACATGCTCATAGTCCTCATCGATGAGCAGCGCTGAAGTGCCAAAGCCTCCAAGCTCCTTATAGACATTGTGGATGGAGCTGTAGAAATTAGACTTGGAAAAGACCGTGAGCATTCGCAGCCGCACTTCATCCAGCCAGTTTCTCACCGGCTTGTACTCTTCCAGATCCTTGTCGGTCAGCCCAAGCCGGAACCATGGCCGGGCGGGAGAAGTCAACCCGCTTTGCATCCCCGCTGACAACACCCGCAATGCCCGACCACCTGTGCCGTCAATGACCAGATCGTTACGCTTGGACCCATCATTAGCCGGGGTGTCTTTATCGATAAACCGACCTTTGCGAGTCAGCAGGTAATCAGCGATATCCATAAAATGCGCTTTCCAATTAGTATCGAACTCGGCCTTGAGCTTGGTATAGCGCAGCCGGAACTTTTCAGTTTTCGTATTTTGCCGTATAGTTGTTGTCATGAGCCTATTATCCTATTTATCTTGGTAAAGTGCGATAACTAACAATTACCTCACCGCTGCCTAAATTACTGATCGAAACATAAATACCGACACAACAATCAATTAGGAAATTATATACTACTCCATTTAGCCCCAATAATTCAGCATCATAAGTTACTGACGGCACAACTCTCTGCGCCTCAGTATCCCCATTAATATCGTTATAAACTCCAATAGCAGGATCATTAACACCGTCCGTTCCAACCAACACACTTGCCAAATAGCAATGCCCATTATAAACAAGTCCTGAGCTTGTCAAACGAACTGGTGTCGCAAGATGAGGAAAAAACATTTTTCACACTCCATAATAATTAAAGTAAAAGAAAAAAATAACCTGCATAATAAGTAGAAGTGAAACAAGAAAGAACGCTAATTTCCATCTTTCTGTTTTGTTTTTAGACTCTTCAATAGTTATTAACTCTTTTTCAAAGTCTTTTGCCATAAAATCTCGCGCTGTATTGAAAACATAACGCGCTAATTCAATATCTGGAATCTTCTTCTGCTCGTCAATAATTTTATAGTAGCAATGCTTCATTGCGGCTTTTATTCGTCTTTCAGATAGCCCCTGCCGTTTACCTTTTTGAATCAATTTGAAAGGCTCTATCTGCCTTTTATTATAGTATTCAATAATGTGCTTTTGCATTTATCTTACTCCTAAAAGTATTTGAATATCACTGCGCTTTTTACGGGTTCCTCCACCAGCGGCTTGGTAAATAAGGCTGGCTCCCATACCAGTTAAACTCAATACACCGGGTCCAGCGGCTAAAACCCTATTATGCAAAAAATTAGCTATCACACCATTTAACAGTAGGCCACCCGGATCGGCTTTCAAAACATAACTGCGATAAAAAGATACACTATTACCACTTAAACCTATTACCCCCGGTTGCGCGTCTAAGGTCCGGCCTTTAAAAAGATTTACTGACGCACCACTTAACTGCAAACTACCTGACTCAGCATTTAATTTTTTGTTATGCTTTAAGCTTGCTGCCGTTCCAGCTATATTAAGACTTCCAGCAGCAGTTGTTAAAGTCCGACCTTTTGAAAGTACTGCACTGGTACCAGTTAAAAACAATGAACCGGCTTGAGCGTCCAACCTGTAGCCTTTTAAAAGGCTGACAACAGCTCCCACTAAATTTACATTCCCGACTCCTGCACCCAATTTATAGGTTCTATCAAAAGTCGCCGCAACACCAGTCAAAGCTAATGATCCACCATCGGCTGTTAAGGTATAACCTGCTGACCCCATAGTGATTGAAGCAGCACAAGTGCCAACAGTCTGCGTATTTTGCGTATCATAAAGCTCAAATTCATACTGATGACTACTATCACCGTCTTCCGCTGTGACCCCGAATCGAAACTCAGTGTAATCACCTGTTCCTAAATCCTTCGATCCGGTATTGCCATCTTCAGATTGCTCGCTCTGTGAGCTGTCATAAGTACGACCGCCGCCGCCAACTATAGCACTTGCGATAGTATTTCCATCAACTAAATTAGTTGTATCCGTGTATTTTATTTCACCAGATACTCCGACATCCTCAAAACTTCCGCTATCAGTGACATCTCTCCAACGCAGTTTGAACGTACCAGCAACAGGATCTTTTGTTTTGTTAGAACACCCAACCCCTACGGCAATAACGAAGGGATTACTTTTATCCCAACCAACGACATCACCATCATCAACGCCGCTCTGGTCTTCCAAAGAGCCGTTTAATATCCTGCTGGCAGTAATATTGTCTGGATAATAAGTTGGCATATTTTATTAACTCTGAGTTACAGTAAGAACACTCGCGCCAAAATCTACAGTAAAAGTTTCGCCGTCATTTAAAGTAACCGCTGATCCATAATCCCACCAACCGACTAACTCATCTGACGGTGCAGTATCATTATAAAGAACAGCAAACTGAAACGGACCTACTTGCCCACCTGACGCTAAAAATACAACATCTGTACCGACCAGCGTTCCAGTTCCACCTGACTCAGTGTAATCGTTTTGTATGTCGCCGCCACCTGCCCCATGATTCGTTTCATAGGTCATCGATATCTCTGCAATATCCGTTTTCACAGTATCAGCGGCCAATGGCTGTTCATTTGATAGGAAGACCTTTAGTGTATGCCCACCGGCCTGAAGCTGATGCACACCCTTACCCATCTGCTCTGAAAAATCTTGGAACCAGTTAAAATTAGCCATTTTCTTTTCTCCTATAGTTTATTAAATACTATTTTATTGTCCTAAAAGAGTTTTGCCGGTCACATTAAGAGATCCCAAGTTTCCGGTAAGCATGGTGGACTCCCTGCCGCCGCCAGCCAAGGCGCGTTTACGGCGCATCAAAGCGGCTTGCTTGATCAGGTCTGCCGTAGTGTCCTTTTCAAGCTTATCCGCTTCTTTCTTCCGCTTTTTCTCCTGTTCAACCAATTTATCTTCCTGAGCATGAGCTTGCTTTCTTGACTGATCAGAGCTATAAGCGGCTGTTCCCACGCCAATAACTGCCGAAGCTATGATTGCCGTAGCTACCCAAGACATTTGACTTCTCCTTTTTCGATAAGTGCCTGATATTCTTCTTCAGGTATGATTACCTGTTCTTCTATCTTTTCCAGATTGGTTTCGTCCGTAGGATGGATATTGCAAAAGATCGAATCCTCTAAGGCATAGCCAAGCTTTCTTGTTCCCGGCATTGACTTGAACATGGCAGGGGCTTCAAGAATTGTGCTGCTACCGTCTGCTTCATTGAACTGAAGCATCCTGCCTTGCAGCAGCATGTTACAGGTTTCATGCCGGTGACGCTTCCCTAAAATCAAAGTACCTGCCGGGATAAAGATCTGCCTGACATAGACCCCACCGGCAAAGAAATGTGTTACCGGGGTATCGGCCTGAGCTTCCTTCTTCATCTTCGCTTCGATCAGAGACAAAGGAAGGTTGTTAAAAACTACATTGCCTATTTGTAGATCCATGCCTATCTCCTTTTAGGGAACAGATCGTACTTGGTTTTAGCCATGCTGGTGTCCTGACCCCCCATGACCCGATCACGTTTGAACACCGGCTCTGCAAAGGTCAGTGCCAGCGCATCCCCACCATCCGGGGAAGGCAGATCCCGCTTTTTGATATCTGCCTTTTTCTCAAGGACATAGTGGGTATTTGAATCGTATTTAAAGCCCGGAGCCAGCAGATCAGCTTGCAGGGCATCATCATCGGGGATCGAAGCCTGAACATCCTCATCACATAGCCATGCCCTCATCTCTCCCCACATCTCAGACCGTTTATTATTATAGATGCCGGACTTTAAGGCAGTAGCTCCGAAGTTGATCACCCGGACCCGATCACCCATACCCTTCTCTTTGAGCATCCCGCCCAACTCGTAGCCGCCGCCACCATAATCAATAAACAGCATGTCGATATAAGGTGCGTTGCTCCGCAGCCTTTTTTGTAGGAAGCCAAGCTTCTCCGGGAAGGTCTTCAGGTCCATATACTTTAACCCGAAGGCATTCATGGCTTGCCGATAGATAAAACAATCACGATCATCCCCATCACGCTTAGGATCAAAAGCAGCAATGACTGCGCCGTAAGACCGGCTCTCAACGGCTTTCCTTGCCCGGACCACAGGCTCAGGTTTGATAAACGAATCCACACCCGTAACCAGAAAAGCTTCATCCGGTGTAGCCGGGTACTCCTGCTTGAATAAAAGCGGATCATTGTTAAGCTCCCTTGTCTTGTTGCGCCGCCACACCATCTGCTCAAGGTCCAGCTCGTAAAGCTCCATGTACTCCCGGTCTTCGGGGTCCAGAGAAAACTCAGGCGGCACCATTGCACGATATTCAAGCTGCCAGTACCATGGGATAAAGATCGGGATGAATATACTCTCACCTTTGACGGCTTTCACCCAAGTCCGGTGAAAGAAGTTTCCCATGCCATTGGCAGTTGTTTCCAAAATAATTTCAGTGCCGGGAGCCTTGGGAACCGTCTGGAATATCCCGGCAGTATGCTCTTCAGCAAAAGCCCAAAACGCTACCTCACTGCCATGGAAGAGCTGCACCGTGTTGGATCTACCCTTTGCTTTGGTGCCAGCAGTGCCAACCCGGTAGCCACTGTCAAGCTTTGAAAACACAAGCTCTTTGGTATTGGACTTCGCAGTGTAGGGCTTTAACTGCGGAAAGTTGTTTTCATGAAACCGGTTGACAATATCGAACAGGTTAGCCGTGGCATCCTGTTCATGGGTCAGGATATACGTCCTGACACCTTTATTATGGGTGGTTTTGTGATAATACCTGCCACTCACATAAGTCGAGCAACCCTGTTGTCGGCCTTTGAGGATCAAGGCCCGGACCATTCCCACTTCAACAGTCTGATCTTCCAGCCGCTTATGAAGGTACTGCTGCGCGTCATTGAGAACAAAAGGCACCAGACCGGCTTTCGTTACATCCTTGGGCCGGATCTTCAACACCTTCGCAGCATAGAAAGGATAGTCTTCCCGCAGCTTTTTACGCAGCTCAAACTCTGCCCTGAAGGTGTCATTAGCGCTTTCGTATGCGCCATTATCTAAGGAAGTAGAGATCATCTGTTTTCATGTGCAAAAGTAAAAGTTTAGTCCATTCATCATGACCCTGCCCACCGCTCTCAACCTTATCGGTGAACATGGCAAGGTGTCGGCCAAGCAGCTCATAAGCCCGGAGCCTATTCTGTGTTGACTCATCATCATTGAGGGCAATATCAATCAGCCCCTCAACAACCATCTCCTGTTTCAAACCAAGATCAGCCAATGTGACACCGGCAATCTCGACAATCCGCTGTTTTACTTCCTCATTAGCGTAATACCTAACACCGGTACGGTAGCTGACCTCAAGAGCTTGCGTAGCCTGTCTAATGCTCAGGTTAGCAGCATAGTGCTGCGCGAAGGCTTCATGTCTTTCATTTTTCAGTACCGGCATAATTAAACCTTAAAATGCTGAATCCCTAAATAAACCAAACCACCGATCCCTGAGAGAAGTGCTATAAGAAGAGTGTAATAAATCTTGTTAGCGGTCTTTTTCAGCACACTCCTTGCACTGAAAGTAAACAAATGGTTCTGCCTGATCGCTTCCACCCCGCTGCTCATCTGCCCCTCACCGACATCCTTGATCATCCCGAAGAAGTGAATCAGCTCTTGCCTCGCCTCTTCCGGGATCGGACAGGTACCAGCCGGGCAGCTCTCAAGCCCCTTGGCAACTCCTTCGGCTATGAGGGCTTTAAGCTCCCCGGCTGATATCCTTATAATCTGGTCATCTGTCATTTCGTTGATCTGCTCATTGTCGTGTCCTTCTTCGCATCTGTTTCCATAAGCCGTGATCAAGCCGGTTAATAATGGCGTGTCTTTCCCGCTCAATCTCATCTTCAGAAAATTCTCTCTTACACGCCAGCAGCCATAGAGAACTGAGAAGGATCTCCGCTACCTCATGAAATGCAGTCCTTTTAATTTGATCTTTGTACGGGGGATCTGCTCCCCAATTCTTTTGAAGAGTGATCAGAGCGTGTTTGCCTTCTAATACAAAATAAGTTGTGGCAAGATCGGTATCAGAAGTCTGATCGTGTTGAACCTCAATATAAAAATCATGCAGGCCGAATATTTTGACCCAAAACTCTACTTCTGCCCTGAACTCTTTAAAATCTGCTTTAGTTGTTATGTACATGATATGCAGTCCTTCAGGCTTCCGGGCTTCTCCCTCTTGCCCTTCAGCTCATCACAGAATACCGGCCACCTGCCGGTGATCCCCCGCTTGTAATGCGTTAAGAACAAAGCTTGCTGCGGCACTTCATATTCAAAGTTGTTGACCATTGAGTATTCGCTGAACCCAATCACCGAAGAGTTGACGATCACCTTGGGCAAGAACATCAGACTGTGAAAATGCCCAACCAGCAGGGTGTCGTAGCCCATGCCGTAGCTGTCGGCAGCAGCTCTTTTCTTTTTGTCGTTACGGGTAATAGGGGCGAAGGCACCAATAAACCCCTGACCGCCTTTAAACTGATCACCATGGGTCTGACGATACCGATGATCGAAGATATTAAACTGGATGTCATCACCGTCAGAGATATGAAAGGTGATCCGATCTTCTTTAAGCTTTTCAAAGTGGGATTGCAGCATCCGGTAAAGGAGCCAATCAAAATTGGTGTAGGCTTTGTTTTTGGCGGGAGTCTTCTTGGTGGTCCGGGTATGGTTGCCCCCGGCTGTCGCAGTGACCACCACTGCGCCGAACTCATCGATCAGGGTTTGCAGGAACTCAGTCAACATCCCCCAAAGGCTGACAAACACCGGCATCATTGGGGCTTCATTGGTGACCATCAGCTCTTCATGGATGTTGCCACTGAGCATGTCACCATTGAAATGGACCACGATGCCCGGATAGGTTGCATTGATATGAACGGATAGAAGTTCAATAAGGTTCTGACACAAAGCCTTGAGCCGGGCTTCACAGATCTTCATGTTGTATTCATTCTTGCCGAAGACCTGACTTGGGAACACCACTTCCCCGGCGTGGATGTCTGAAAGCATAATAGAAGGTATCACGCTGGCCTTGGCTTCGGCGGGGTCGAGCATCCAGTTAGGCTGCGGCGGCTCAGAGTCCTTCAGTTCAAGGATGTAATTCTTGACATCATCAGTAGTGAGCTTCTCTTCAGTGTACTTGGCAAGCTCCTTTTTCAGATCCCCGACCATCCGGGTCAGCCGCTTCTTATCCAGACAATCAGCGCATTCGGGGCCAAGGTTTGGGGGCTGGCCGCTGTATTCCGGGTGAAGCTGCTCAAAGCTTTTGATGTAACGTCTTCCATTTCTTTCATCTAAGCTGATATCGTTGAAAGCCTGTGAGCCAATAAACTCACTGCCAGTCTGCATGGCATTGAGCCAGAGCTTATAGAGCATTGACTTTTTAGTAGCCATCTCCTGCTCCTATAAGAAAAGCCGCCTGTTAAGACGACTTCTTGGTTTTAAGGATATCGATCACACCACTGTTTTTGACAGCCCTTTCACCGAACCAGAACAAAAGGACTATGATGTTGACTGCCTTTAGCAGCGCAACCTTCTCATCTCCCCATGTCGCTGTTACAGTGGTGAAGAACAACCAATCCAGATACCCAACCAGACAGGTGAAGACCGGCCTGATTAAGCTTCTGAAATATTGAATGAGCTTGGGGCTATCCTTGGCCGCACCCTCATAAGCAAGGATGAACTCCCGGAAGGAAGTGTTCTCCTTGGTGGACTCGCGCAGGATCTCAAGCTCAAAGTTCTGCTGAATCTGAGTGATCTCAGCTTCACTGGCTTTATCCCTGAAAACTTTATTGAGTACGGTCTTACCCGCCTCAACGATTGCGGTAATTGGGTCAACGGCCATGATCGTTCTCCCTGTTTGAGTTAAAAAATTCCCTCTCTGAAGCGAAGAGGGGTGGGGGCTTGGCCGACCATTCCAAGCCCCCGGTTGACAGGAAGCAGATCGCCGCCACAGAGATGGAAGGCATCATAACACTTATAGCATCTATATTTTGCAACTGTCAAGAGCATTACCACAATATATGGTATTGAGAAGAGCATTACAGAGTAAAATAAAAGGGATAAGCCCTGTATTGCTCTTGAGAAGAGAATTATGAAGCATATCTCTAATGAAGTACTCTACTTACCTCTTCTTTTCTTCAACCGATTGACCTGATTTTGAACTGAGATAAGCCGCTTGGCAAGCTCCGGTACCGTTGCACTCAGCACCTTGACAAAGAAACAATTGGCATGGTAGCCGACCTTCTGTGCGCCTTCAGTGCCGTCCTCAAACTTAAAAGCCACCCCAAGCTCTCCCTCTTCCCATGGGATGATCTCAAGCTCTTTGATCTGCCCTGTGAATTTAAACTTGGTCATTGTGCTGCTCCTTTGTTTAAGCGTTTACAGTACTCTGCCAGCAGCAGGGCATCAGCCCGGTTATGGTCCTTTTTCCTGTTCAAGAAACCCCCCATTTTTGGGAACGTAGCCCTTGCCACCGTCAGGCTCATAGCCTTAGTGTCCAGAACCTTCTTGCCCTTGACCGTCTTATAGACCTTCGGCGTGGACCCGTACATCTCCTGCTGCCATTTCCTTGGAGCCACAAAGCCATAAGGTATGCCAAGCGCTTCCAGCCGCCCGATCCACTGCCCGAAGTTTGTGCCAAGCTTGAACATGGACACTACACCCTGCTTGGGCATGGCACTGACTCTTTCAATCAAAGCGCTGTAAGACCAGATCCAGTTGTCCTGAAGGACTGCAATCACACCGTTGCCAGTGTCAAAGTCGTGGATCTCAATCTCCCCGTCAGGAAAGAGCATAGCTGAAGCCCCGGACACTCCGGGATCGATCCCAATAAATACATTAGGCATGGCCGTCCTCCTTGTTAAGCCTGTCAGCCAGTTGCAGTTTAAGCTTTGCCGAAGTTGCGCCAACCTTTTCACCGGCTTTCTTTGCCTTGAGCAGCGCCTCACCTACATCAAGGATCTGCGATTTAGTGTAGGTCAAGCTCAGACCATACTTTCGGCAAACATTTCTCATTTCGCCAAACTTGTCATCTTGTGCTATTCCCATGATTCATTTCTCCTTTCTTTACGATTTAAACCAATGTTTATGTTAAAGCCGTTAAGACCTTTAAGCTGTTTCCCTGCTCACCGTCAGATCAGTGCGTCTCCTTGTCTCCCACCTATAGGTGGTGGGAGACAAAAGGAGACGGCCCACTGATTGACTGTTTCGGCCAAAGGAGACAAAAGGGAGACAAA